CGACGGCAAGAGAAGTGTTAAAATGGCAGAATGTCGCAGAGGTTCAATGGGTAGATATCGACGGAGATTTAGTCAATCTCTGTCGTCGGCATCTCGCCTGGGCGGGTGATAACGTCTATAACGATCCACGACTTCATTATTCCGCAATGGATATTCGTGAATTTCTTCGCAATGTAACGACCCAATTTGATGTGATTATTTTAGATTTACCGGATCCGGATGTAGATACTCTTCGTACTGTAAATGATACAGAGCACGAGTATTTGCTCTATGGAGAACGATTTTTTGAAGTTCTACGCGATCATCTGACATCTGCGGGAGCGATCGTTTCTCACGCGGGTCCGATTAGTCCAGGTGGCGATGAAATGAAACATCGCGCGGGTCTCGCCTGGTTACGCGATATTGGCGTGAAGACGAATATCGGCTCTGGATATGCGTACCACGTAGGTATTCCATCCTTTCAGGGAGAATGGGGATTTTGGATGTCGGTGCCAGCGATTGCGAATCCTACGTTGCCTCAGCAACTACGGGTGATGGATGACGAAACGATGCGTCTGGCCTTCACGTGGCCAGCCTACTGGACATCGCCGTGGTGTTAGAATTGGTCTAAACGGCCTATTCATTCATTGAAGTATATGACACTAATATCCATACCGGCTCCCGCCGATCCATCTCAGTTTCAGTCTCTCGGATTTCTGTATCTGAATCATCAAGTAGTTCATACATACTGGCGTCGAGTTGAACGTCAAGTCTTATTCAAGCGCGGCAATTTCTGGTTTCTCCAAGCAGATGGTAGTATTCGGAAATCGTTGTCACTTCTTATGGATTGTTTAGAACGGGACATCGTCACAGTCGCACTCTCTCTCTTTGAACGCGGTCAATTCGTTGAAGCGGATCCAGACATGAAGAATGGATTTCTCAATTGCGAGTGGTCTGATTTTGCGTCTGATTATATGATCATCAATGTATATATTCAACACCGAACGAATGCGCCACATCCTGAAACTATTGTTATTCGTACTCCTACAATCGATGATATTCTTATGACGCCGCCGCGCATTCGTCGGTTACCATTTTATTGATATTTTTCAAATATTTTTTTTAATATTTGAAAAAAATAGTTTTTCTGGATTTCCTACAATGTTTCTAATGATGCTTTTGCTTTTTATGCCGCGGTTTATGCGTAAGTACTGCTGGCTCTACGAGCGTGACAGGCTCTACGACCGCGGCAGTCTCTACGACAGGCTCTACGACCGCGACAGGCTCTACGACCGCGACAGGCTCTACAACAGTAACAGGTTCTGCGACCATAACAGGCTCTACGACCGCGACAGGTTCTACGACCGCGACAGGCTCTACGACCGCGACAGGCTCTACAACAGTAACAGGTTCTGCGACCATAACAGGCTCTACGACCGCGACAGGCTCTACGACCGCGACAGGCTCTGCTACAGGCTCTACTACAGGCTCTACTACAGGCTCTACTACAGGCTCTACGAGAGGCTCTACGATAGGCTCTGCGACATTAACAGGCTCTACAACAGCAACAGGTTCTGCGAGAGGCTCTGCGACAGATTCTACGACTGCGGTAGATTCTGGCATTTGTGCTTGAGTAGAATCCACAACCTTAGTAGTTTCATTCACAGAATCTTTACTATCGGCAGATTCTGTTACTTTTTTGTCTTTGGGTGCTGTAAGCCAATTGCCCATAGTATATAAATTTATCTTTCGTAATGTTTAGACCACGAGCCTTGGCTAACAAATCAGTTCTGCGTGTTTTATTGATTCGCATATTGATATGAAATTTAGGAATGCCTTAGTTTGTGTTGTTTATTTGCTTCTTTTGCTCACGAAAAAATACTCAATATTATATTGGTATAGATTTTAAAGATGTAATGTCTGTCCAAATACACGAAATAAGCGTAGCCTGTTCTTGAAGTTGTTCTAATGTAAAATCCTTTTTAACAACATTACAAGTATAACAACATGGCTTAACATTATCAAGCGTATATTCTCGTTTTGTACTATCAACCCTATCAATACCAATCCCTCGTTTGCTCTGAAATCCACAAAGATAACATGGTTCTTTTATAAGATCTTTCCATTCATCCTTTGTAATATGAAATGGTAAATTTCGTTCAACTTCTGCCTGTTTCTTATATTTTGAATAACATCTTGGTCTTGATATATAATATTGTTTCCATTTTTTGTAAAAGTCTAAAGATGGTGTTTCAAAACCGCTCAAAATTCTACATAATTCTATAAAGAATAGTGGGTGGAATGCCCATTTCATCATATTACACATTTCACAACATGGCACACAATTATCTTTTTCATATCCTATAGTATTGTTAAGTCTATCTATTCCATTGACTTCCTCTTCTTTACTATATTGACAGTAATAACACTCTGATAATACTATTGTTTTGAAATCATTGAACTCTAGACCAAATGTATAATTGCGATTTTTAGCACTTAGTATGTAATCTTTGTAATATATTTGTATATTTCTGAAATGTTCATTTTTATAATTACGGATCCTACCTATTCGTTTATTATCCTGTTTCAGATTAGTATTGTTACATCTTTTACATAATTTACTAGGTTTATGATGACGAGTTTGAAATTGTTCATAATCTTTGCCACATTTTACACATATTTGTATTGTTGAATTTGATATATGTTCTATTACATTATGTAATTCCTTACGGGTTTTACCTATTTCTTTTTCCCTTGTGTATGATTTCGTTCTACATAAATTACATGTCGTGTAACCGTCTTTACAAATCGTAAAGCATCCTCGATCTATATCGCAATACTTAATGTTCTTTTCTTTTTCTTCGTCTCTATATACATCTCTGCTATGTTTCTTACAGTATTTATCTCCTGTTGTTTTGAATTTACATTTATCGTGGCTACAATGAGTCTTCTTTTTGGATAATTTTGATTTACATCCTTCACACGCTCCTTGGGTTTCAACAATTGTGTTACAACCACGAAAGAAGAACCTACACGGTATCTTATTTTCCTTTATAAGTTGTGAATAAGTGTAATGGCGTTGATGTCTGTTACAAAAGCTATTCTCGGAGGGTGGAAATTGGCATTGTTGCCCTTTTCGTTTCCCTTCCAAAACTGTTGCTATGCATGTCTGCATTTTCTAAATGCTGACATTCATTAAATTTAATAGTTATCAATTTTTCACAGAACTTTTGCCTAATCTGTTTTCCAAAAAAACATAAAAATAAAATTTTGTACTGTAAATACAGTACGTTTAGTTGGAATAGGCCAACCCACCCATACCACTCATGATACGGAGCACGTTGTAGTTCACCGCATACACGCGTACCTGCGCAGACAGCGCCGCACCGACGGTGTTGTTGGACAGCGTGAGGATGAGCGTCGCATTGTCGATACGGGAGAAGTTGCACGTACCGCTGGGCTGGTGCTCCTCGGGCTTGAGCGCGAAGGAGTACACGTTGATACCCACGGCGGGGATGTTGGTGTGGTGCTGGTAAGGCTGCACCAAGTTGAAGTAGCGACCCTCGCGCTCATCGAACCGGTCGTGGCCGTTGAGCTGGATCTTGGCCGTCACGACAGGGTTGCTGCCGGCCATGCCCTCGACGCGGGTCACGGAGTAGCCAGACTCCAGGACAGAGCGGTCGAACCAGTCGGAGTAATTGAAGGGCTGGAGACCCTTGTAGGCGTTCATCGTGCCGTCGCAGGCCACGAAGCTGTCGCGCTGGACAACCCACACCAGCTCCTTCGTGGGGTGGTTGAAGTTCAGCTTGATCTTGTTGGCGGAGCTGGTCACGGACTCACCGCCCGTGAACTGCAGCTGCTCGATCAGGTACTCGTGAGAGACCTGGGCGAAGCGGCGGCGCTCATCCGTGTCGAGGTAGATGTAATCGACGTACAGAGACGCGCTGACCAGGCCGGCAGAGGCCACGCGGGAGATGACGGGGCCGTTGGTGCCCGCGCTGTCCCAGCAGAGGTTGGACAGCTGGTTGAACTCCAGCCAGACCTTGACCTCGTGGTACTGCAGCGCGATGAGCGGCAGGGCCAGGCCAGGGTTGCGGTTGAACCAGAACTGCAGAGGCACGTACAGCGTGTACTCAGGGGCGCAGTTGGCCGCGACCGCGGAGGTCAGGGGCTCCGTGTTGGCGGCGCAAGGGCTGTCGCAGCCCTCGCCACCCTGGACGAGCAGATTCACCAGCTGGGGTACGTTGCCAACCATGTCGGCGTAACCGGCCTGCTTGCCCGCCTCCTGGGACAGCTCATTCCAGATCTGGAGCCAGTCACCGTAGTGCTTGTCGATCTGCTGGCCACCGATCTCAATGTACACATTGTTGATCAGATTGTGGCCGACCCAGTTGAGCCAGCGGAACTGCGCGCCCGACGGGTCCGTGGAAGCGAGCTGGACCTGGGGCAGAGTGGCCTGCAGGTACACACGGTGGATCAGGTCGCCGTTGCGGCTGATCGTGCACTGGACCTTCTTGCCGAAGTTCGCCGAGCCGTTGAACGTCTGCTCAATGGCCTCCATGGCGAAGTTCGTGTGGCGACGGTAGACCACCTTGAAGAAAGTGATCTGAGGGTTACCCGTCAGGTAGATATCTTGCGCACCATAAGCGACGAGCTGCATAAGGCCACCGGATCCCATGTTTTATATCCAGCGCCGAGAAAAAAAATTTTGGCAACTCCGGGAACATTTTTCCCGCGCTAAAAACAACTTGACAAATTCAATATCTATTTCTACGCATTTTTACTAATGCCACACCGTTTTTCTATTTGTTTCATACTATATAACGAAAATTGGTTGGAAAAAGTGGGTAAAAAATTCGTTTGGTTAGTATGTGCCGGTCTAAACCGAATTTTGGGTTCATTAGTATCCGAACTCAAATGTCTGGTAATATTTTATCACTCAATGATTTATTAAAACCTCAACAAAACGAAATTCTTCCTTCCAAACCTTTAAAACAAGCCGATAACGCAAAAACATTAGATTCGTTTCACAATAATCATATTCATAAATTAAAGCAAGAAGGATCGACACTCCAAGAACTTAAAAATGATTTACAGCATCGTAAAGAACGTCTTGCGCTAATTGAAAAGGAATTTAATGGTCCAAGTATTATTCAAAACGCAAGTGATATTACGATTCTCACAAGTCGTCAAAAACTCGAAACGGAAATCAAAGAATTAGAAATAAAAATTGCGAAAATAGAATCTGGTGAAAATATTACTGATTATTATTTACGTGTAGGTGACGTATTATTTTCCTATTCCGATGCGCAAGAGCGTATCGCGACTGGAGAACGCGTCGCCGAAAATTCTGTTCTTAAAAAAGGTCGAATTCCTGCCAATAGTGTTTATTCTTACTTTACAAATGATACTGAAAGTGTAGTCGAAGAACGTAGTTCCAACGCCGTGAAAAAAGCCTCCAATATTTCCTACGATATTGGTTTTAAACGCGATAAAGCACTGGAAACGTATTTGAACGCCTTGAATCCGGATTCTTTACAACACGATAACGCGGTTGCTTCAAGTATTTCCGAAAATTACGGAAATTGTCCAGTGTGCGAACAAGAAATGTTATTTAATGAAACCTTTCTAGACTGTCCTGGATGCGGTTACCGCGATTTTATCTTAATTGACTCCGAAAAACCGTCCTATAAAGATCCGCCGCGTGAAATGTCGTATTACGCTTATAAGAAAATCAATCATTTGAATGAATGGTTGGCGCAATTCCAAGCGAAGGAGACTACTGAAATTTCGGTTGCCACGCTAGATTTAATCAAAGCAGAACTACGAAAAGAGCGGATTACAGATATGAGTAAAGTCAAGCCATCGAAATTAAAAGAAGTGATTAAAAAACTCAAATTAAATCGGTGCTATGATCACGTCGCCCACATTCTGAATCGTTTGAACGGTATTTCCGCACCTGTTTTATCGCGTGAAGTCGAAGAAAAACTTCGGTTTATGTTTAAGGAAATTCAATTTAGTTTTGTCAAGCATTGTCCTAAAAAACGTAGCAATTTTTTATCGTATTCTTATGTACTGTATAAGTTTTGCGAGTTGTTGGAATTGGATGATTATTTGCCGTGCTTTCCGTTGTTGAAAAGCCGCGAAAAACTCTATATGCAGGATAAAATATGGCAAAAGATTTGCGAAGATATGGGATGGGAATTTATACGAACGGTTTAGGTTTTAGTCTAAACTCTCTTTATTTCCAACAATTAGTTCCTATGACTTCGGTTCATTTAGGATTTGATATGGGTATTCGTAATCTGGCGTATTGTTTAATACGTCATATTACGACGGGGGAAGCCAAATCTTGGTCGATTGAAGCGTGGAATAATATTGATTTGTTGGAAGGTGGTGTATCGGCACAGGATGCGAAACGCTGTTGTGCTTGCTCCTCGCCTGCTGTGTGGATATTCTCTCCTGAAAATACAAAATGGTGTAAGGGATGCGCGACTGGCGTTCGGCGAAAACGGACGGCGACCAAGAGACCGAGTAACCCAGTACTACCGTGCGCGCTTACTGTTAAACCTATGAAAGCGCTTGCTATAGAAAAAGGTATGTCCGATGCTAAAAAGGCAAAAAAAGAGGCGCTGATCGCTTGGTGTATGGAGCGTTATTTAATTCCGTGGAAAGCCTCAAAAGCATCCGATAATTCCTTAGCGACGATTCTGCTGGCCATGGATAGCTGGTTAGATTCTGTACTCCCTACATTTGTATCGGCGACGCTTATTCGGCTCGAGAATCAGCCGGTCATGAAGGGTCCGACTATGAAATCGGTACAAATGATTTTATTTACTCTGCTGTCGCATCGCTTACGGCGCGAACATAATTGGACGGGACGTATTGAGTTTGTCCATGCGGGTACGAAATCAAAGCATGCCACTTCTGCCACTCCTATCGCAACCGCAGAAAGTACAAACGAAAGCGCGGCGTATCGTGAACGCAAAAAGACTGCGGAATCTGATGTAACAGACATACTTACGAAAGCAGGAATGACGTCGTGGCTTACTTTTTTTGAAGGTCGTAGCAAGAAGAGTGATTTAGCAGACGCAATGTTAATGGCTCTGCGGGATTAGACTTATTTTTTGTCTTTGGGAGCGACTCGCGGCTTTTCCATCACCGCCTCGTACGCACGTACATGGCGACTATTGGGCCGACCGGCCTTCTCCTTGGCCTTATCGGACTTCTTCTTGCGAGGCTGAAAGGAATCCATTTGTTGGAAAGAAAGGAAAGAAAGGAAAGAAAGGAAGGAAAGAAAGGAAGGAAAGGAAAGAAAAGAAAGGAACTCATCTTGAAGAAAGACCACAATTCGTTCTTCAATTTTTTTATCTATCCTGTACAAATGCCCAATAGGTGTCCAAAATGCGCGATACAGGGGTCAGGATATGTCAAACCTGAAACGAAAGATCCGAAACTAGACACCGACTTGAAGAAACTTCTCGATCAACGCGCACAACAAGATACAAAATATTTCCCTAAATAAGTTTTCTTGATTTTCTTTTTGTTTTTTTCTTATTTTTTTTTCGTGTTCTAGTTCCTCCCTCCCACGCAATGATCGGAACAAATTGCGAGCGTTCAGGTGTGAAAATATGTAAATAGCCGTATGCGCTTATATATTCTGATGGTTTTTTCGGATATATGAGTTCATAAACATAAGAATCGTCTTCCCACGGAGTTTTCAAGGAATAGGAATCGTGTTCCGCACCACCCGTACCAACTACGATTTCTACTACCGATTGGCCCGTTCGTTTCGATGTAATATTGACTTGTTGAAATAAATGTGTATCGGCACATAAAACGCGAATCGGTACGTATGTAAATAAACTATCTAGAATAGTTTTACGGTTTTCCAATATCTGATATTTATCGGAAAACACGCCTTTTTTCGTCTTTCCTTTGACAGAGAAGAACGGTTCGTGTTGTACAATATAATACTGAAGCGCATTCGTTCTCATATATTCAATCGCGGTATTGAACCACGCGCACATCGTTTCGTATTTGGTTTCAGTCAGATTTGTATCCAATACTACGATACAACACTTATCATCGTATTCAGAGATATAATACGAATTCGTTATATCGAATACTTTCATTTGTCGTTCCTTCATATCGACCTCACGCATCTCCTCATCGAGAGCGAACGCAATATTATGATTTCCTAAGGTTCCTACAATATCTTTGCCCTTATTCATATACAATTGGATACCATCATAAAATACTTGAGTGCTATGAATTTTCGTATCCGGTAGAGGATATACATTATCGCCTCCTAGAATGACGGTTTTCACCGAAGTTTTCATAATCGCTGCCGCAACCTCATCGCGATACCTTCCTGGACGGTTCCAGCATCCGACGAAAATGAATTCGTGAAGCGGAAAGGTTTTTCGAACGTAATGCTCTGGCGTCACAGTCGCCGCCATCTACTACAAGACGAATTTAAAGTTAGACCGCCGGTCATATCAAATCTCAGCACAATTTCCTTGTCTGCCACTCCGAAAGTGTCGGTTTGAAATTGGTCTAAGAGGATGCGTTACTGGTCCTAAAACGGACTGTTATTAAGTAAAAGATAGAGATGTCGGGTCCAACGATTCGTATTAGCGACGCTACCTCCTTTCCGGAGATAAGCGCAACCCAAGATATTGGTAATACATTTGAAATAAGTAATATCAATGACTTCGATCTGGGTATGCTCGGCAATCAGCGTAAAATGACGAGTCCTTCGGCCCGGACTGACGCGGTCGTGAGTGAAGTCACAGGTAACGATATTGAGTTTGTCAACCTAGATGATACAAATGTAACATTTGATGTCAAGCCGGCCGTGAATACGGGAGTGAATGATACAATCCGAATTCTTCGCGACGGAGCGATGCCGCCGGCGAAGCCTATTTCGGAACCGACTCTTACTCTCAATCCTCAAACCGCAACGGCAAATTTGTACAACTCGCCGTCCAATACGTTTTCGACCGCGCCTGCGCCTGCGCCTGCTCCTGTGCCTGCTTCTGCCCCTACCACGAATAGTGGGCCCGCGAAATCATGGTTCTCCAGTCTTACGGGAAATAATTCCACGAGTACAGGTGGTATCAGTTCATGGTTTGGTGGTTCGGGTGCTGCGCCTGCGCCCACTATTTCAGAAACACCCGCCTACCAATCTTACATGACTCCCGAACAGGAAGCCGTAAAAAAGACGGAAGGTTTGACTTTACTGGAACGTATGGATCGTAAGGGCGTCGGTGGTACGAAAATGACGACGGCGAACACTCTCGATGAAATCAACGCCGAGGTCGCAAAGCGTAAAGACTCGAAAGGCCTCGAAGCATCCATTCGTTTCCAACGGTCTATGCTTACGACGGTTACGAGCGGAATGGAATTTTTAAACAGTCGCTACGATCCTCTCGGTGTTGCGCTCGACGGATGGTCGGAGCAAGTCAATGAGAATATCGACGACTACGATGAGATTTTTGAGGAACTCTACGATAAGTACAAAGATAAGAGCAAGGTCGCTCCAGAGGTGCGTCTGATTATGTCGCTCGGATTGTCGGCCGCGATGTGCCACGTGACAAATACGATGTTCAAGTCGCGTATGCCTGGAATGGATGATATTCTTCGCAAAAATCCTGAACTCGCGAAGCAAATGGCGCGGGCCGCGGCGGAACAGGCCGTCGGTCCTGGCTTTGCGAACTTTGTATCGATGGGTATGTCAGGCGCTCCTCGCTCGCAGCAACCAATGCCGCAGATGCCACAGATGCCGCAAATGCCGCAGATGCCTCCGATGCCGCAAATGCGACCGGAACAGGAAGCGGAAGGTATGTTTATGCCGCCGATGGGATCCGGAATCGGCGCACCGATTCCCAATCAGGATCCCCGCGGGAATATCACGGCGCGACGGGAAATGCGCGGACCCACCGGAGTCGATGATATTCTCAATACTCTGAATGCGGCGGGAACTATGCCGCCGCGTGACCTTCCTACGATCGATGCCGATGAACTCGGCAGTGTAGGAAGCGGAATCACTACCGAGACTATGCGCCGCGCAGGACTCAATCGCAATCGTCGTAAGGCGACGACTACACAACCGACGGGTGCTACACTGACGTTGAATGTATAATCGTCGAATTATATTGTAATTTATGTGAATGTTATACAATCATATAAATATAATTGGCGAATGATTATGAAATGACCGGTGGTCTAAAATAATCGTTCGATATTTTTGAGATAGTTTGTTTTTTCATCCTGGTGATTTGTTCCGCACCAATCCGGAATCATACAGAACGGACTGTTTTCATTGGCGACAACCCAAATCACAAAGAATAATAATGCGGTGACCCAGAATGCGACTACAACATTACGTGTAGCCATAAATACAACCGTGAAGAAGATAAGCGGACGAATCCACGCAGCCTGTAAAAACGCTTCTTGCTTTTTCGTCAATTCGAGCGATAGAAACCGACCGCCTAAATTCAATAACAGCATAAATATTCCGATCAAATAAGGATTTGTATTCAATGTCATAATTGTTACACTCAGCGGATCCAGTCCTCCAGATTGCACATTAGGAAATTGGCTGGCCATATTTGGCATTGCTGGTGCTACCATTGGTGCTGTGACTGGTGTTGTTCCTGCCACTGGTGCTGCGACTGGTGCTGCCACGGGTGCTGCGACTGGTGCTGTGACAGGAGCCATAGAACTTACAGGCGTAAGCCATCCCGCTGACATTTTCCTGGTCTTCACCATTCCTTATTCTATTCGTATAAATTATCATACTGAAAAACTGGAGAGTAGATTCACATCGGCTATCCAAAAGAATACGGCGATTAGCGCGAGTACTGCGAGTCTGGGATTCTCGCTCGCTATAAACGTGACTGCAACACCAGCTAGAAACCGCGCAAACGGATGACGGGCCGCTTCGTGAAATCCGTTCGCATACGTTTTTTCAAAATCCAATGAAAAATATACAATCAATCCACACAATACAACTGTCAGAATTGTTTCGTATTCCATACCGGGAACTCCTTATTGTGTGCTAAGTATTTCCTGCGGAAGTGCCAGCTTGCGGACTGGCTCCCTGTATAGGATAGGTCGCAACATCCTTTTCTTGGATACCCATCGGTCGCTCGTGTAGAACCTTTTCTACAAACCATCGCTTCGAATTTGTGACCCAATCTACAGTATTCACACCCGATAAAAATCCTTCTGTCTGCGATTGCTCCGCCGACCACACCATCAATAGGAAAAATAGGATCGCGAACGCCATCGGCGGAAATCCAAACTGGTACATCACTAACGCCAACATCACGAATCCAAAGAAACTCAAAGGATTTGTAAAATACTTACGTATTTTTGTATGAAGACGATTGACTACGGCTCCCGCAAATACAATCAGCGTCGTAAGAATCCAATTCGTAGCAATCGGAGGATGCCATAACGGTGTAAGATTCATTGCTCCACCGGGAGGAGGGATGGCTGGATTCATATTCCTTGTAATGGATTGCTATAGTTTTCCATCAGCCGACGAACATCCAGATCCGGTCGTAATGTCATCTTATCTCCGAAAAATCGCTTACCTATATCCATTACAAATTTAATACCCTTTGAAAAATCGTTGCGTGCGTAGCGTAGCAGAGTCTGATGCGCTTTGACGGCGTCCATATCCGTAGGAACGGGTTCGTTCGCCTGCGTTAATTTCGCAATATCTGCTTCGTTGATTTGTACTGCAAACGCTTCATTGATAACCGGATTTGTACCTTTCAGACGATCCATCCATCCATAGACGGTCAAAACAACCGCCATCGTAAATAATCCTATCATAATTAATTTTCCAGGATTCATT